TTGTTATTTTATTAGATACTGTTACCGGTATATGGAAGAGCTATAAGAATAAGGTAAAAATAACTAGCAGAGGCCTATCTGCTATCATTAGTAAGATGCTATTATATGAGGTAACTGTAGTGTTATTCTACATGATAGATACATTCATACTCAATAACATTATTCTGCAGTTTTTTTCTGTAGATTTACTGCTCACTAAGGTACTTGCACTCATCCTAGTATCTATTGAGGTGATGAGCATTAATGAAAACTACAAAGCAGTGAAAGGCCTTGACCTATGGCAGGCTATGAAAAACCTATTCGCAAGAGCTAAGGAGATTAAACAAAGCGTAGATGAAATTAGACATAACGAAGATATTACAGGTACGCCTATCTGATAAGCAGTACTTCCAGGAGGATAGCAAAAAAACACAAATTTACCTGCATCATACAGCAGGTGGAGGAGATGCTGCTGCAGTTAGCAGATACTGGAATAGCAATGAGACCAGGATAGCTACTGCATTTGTAGTAGGAGAGAGAGGTACAATAGTACAGTGCTTCTCTTCCCGGCATTGGGCATGGCATCTAGGTATTGATAGTGAGGATTTCATTAAGAATGGAGCTAAGTATCAGAATCTGAACAAGCTATCCGTAGGTATTGAGGTATGTAATTGGGGCCCATTAAAGCTAAAGGATGGGAAGTACTATAACTATGTTAAAAGAGCTGTAGATCCTTCTATGGTTACTACCTTAGAGCAGCCATATAAAGGGCACATTCACTGGTATAAGTATACAGATGCACAGATAGAATCTACTCGGCAGTTAGTGGAGTACCTTTGTGAGACCTATGACATTCCTAAGGCATATAGATCAGAGATATTCAGCATAGATAAGGAGGCATTTAAGGGTACTCCTGGAATCTATACACATAACTCAGTAAGAAAGGATAAGAGTGATATCTATCCATGTCCTAGAATGATTAAAATGTTACAAAGCCTATGAGATACTTACTACCACTATTGATACTTATATCCTGCTCAGCTCCTAAGCGTGCTCAATGGCACTATAAGAAAGCATTAAAGAATGGCCTGCAGTTAGTGCAGGATAGTGATACCATCCGGATAACTACCATTGACAGCATCCCAGTGATCATGAATGATACTATCGTATGGCAGAAGTATATCACTACTAAGGATACTATCATTAAGTATAATAATATCTATGTGCCTAAAACTAGATGGCAAACAAAGATAGAGTATAAAGAAAGGATTAAAACACTAAAGATAAAAGGGGATACTCAGTGGAAAACAGCTAAGGCAAAGCAGGTAGTTAAATACAGATGGGCATGGTGGCCTATTGTTATATCATTCTTTTTAGGGATATTCCTTAGATTTCTAATACAAAAGGGGCTACTAGATAGGATAGCCCTGCTATTTAAGCTATGAGAAAACGTTTATTTTATGACATTGAGACCTCTTTCAATGTCGGAGTATTCTGGCGAACAGGATACAACCTAACTATTAATCCTGGTGATATCATCCATGAGAGAGCCATCATATGCATCTGCTATAAATGGGAGGGTGAGGATGAAATTCACAGCCTAACATGGTCAAAATCACAGAGTGATAAGCATATGCTAAAAGAATTCTGTAAGATTCTAGCTCAAGCGGATGAAATTGTAGCTCACAATGGCGATAGATTTGACCTCAAATGGATACGTACAAGAGCTCTAATCCATGGTATTAGTGTTATGCCATCCCCTAAGAGTATAGATACTCTTAAATGGGCTAAAAAGTACTTTAATTTTAATAGCAATAAACTTGACTACATAGCTAAATTCCTAAATGTAGGGGCTAAGATGGATACAGGAGGCTTAGATCTATGGAAGGATATTGTATTCAGAAAGGACCAGGAAGCCCTGGATAAGATGGTCAAGTACTGTAAGATGGATGTGGAGGTATTAGAGGCAGTATTCAATAAGTTAAATGCATACACATTAGCTAATCATAACTATGCAGTACAGCATGGTGGAGATAAATATGAATGCCCTGAGTGCGGTGGTATTAATGTTAAGTACAATAAAAAAGTAGTTACTACTGCAGGTACAGTTCACCATTGGATACTATGCAAGGACTGTAAAAAACACTACAAAATTAATCACCTGGTATTCACTAAGTATCAGGAATATCTATACAAGCGTAAACAAATATCGTGAGTTTATAGACGTATTTTTGCGGAGATTATTCAGCTTATAGGCTTGTTTCTTATTTAGACTCATTCTAAATTTGTGGAAAATTATGCAAAATTGTTTGCATATATGAAACTATTTGTATCTTTGTAAGGTATTAACAAACAAAAATTATGGAAAAACAAGAAATTTTAGACCAAATTTTAGCTTATCATCAGGAGCTGTATGATAACTATGTAGAATGTAGAGATGCATTTGGATCATTAGATCCTGATACTAAGAGAGCATGGAAGGAACTACATACCATTGAGGAATTATTAAACCGTTTAAACTTAAAAAAATGAAAAAAGAACTATTCAAAGCAGTAGGAGGTATGGCTATAGTCGTGGGTACTATGGTATTAATGTATAACATCTTATTTTTAATGATATGCTAGTAACAGAAGTAACACAAGATAAGGCCTACTTTGAGAGAGCATTCATGGAAGGTAGCTGCAGTTATGTGATTAGAGATATCTTCGGAGATTGGTATATAGAAGTATCTGATTTCAATGCTATAGAATTCCCTGCAGAGGTGGAGCTAGAATATCATCTCACTGATGAGGAGAAAGCACAGGTACAGTATCAGATAGAATTAGATATCAGTGAGAATAATGTCATAGAGGAGCTAAGAGAAGCAGCTCACTGGGATGATGAAGATGAATGGAGGTACCAATGAGAATAGGTAGAGACCTTTATTCAATGGCTGAATGGTGGACTAGGCAGTCAATGGCAGGAGATAAGGGGGGCTCCTTTAACATCCCCTTATATATCGAATACTTAAAAGCTAGAAACTCATGTTTAGATTATGCTACTACTATGAAGATAGGCTCAGCGAAAGTTATGACTATCACACAAGAGCCCTCTGCCTATGGAAAAAAGCACAGCTCAGGGCAGCAGGTACTCATGTTTACGGAACATTCAAAATAACTAAGGTATGAATGAGAAGCAGATAATTAAAGTACTGTATCCATACATTCGGGGCCCATTGATAGCTGAATACTTAGGTATATCTGCTAGCAGAATGTATAACTATGTATGGGATAATGGTATCAGGAAGCATCCAAAGTTCAGAAGAGAGATGAATTCTAAGCTAGCAATAGAAGCAGGAGAGAGAAGTAGATTTAAGAAAGGTCATGTGCCATTCAACAAAGGTATTAAATGCCCTAATCTGCTTCAAACTAATGCAGCTAAAACCATGTTTAAGAAAGGTAACAAACCATTCAATACTAGGGAGGCTAATGCTACCAGCATCCGGATAGATTCATCAGGTAGAAAGTATCACTATACTAAGATAGCAGATAGCAAATGGGTATTAACTCATAGATTAATATGGGAGCAGGCTAATGGGCCTATACCTCATAGGCATATAATTAGATTCTTAGATGGGGATACTATGAACTTAGAACTGAGCAACCTGGAGTGCATCCCAATGAATCAAAACATGACTAAGAATACCATCCAAAGATATCCACAGGATCTGCAGGAGGTAATGAAATTAAAAAGTAAACTTAATAAACAAATAAAAAACAAAGCAAATGGCAAGAAACAAAATTAATGATCTACGTGATCACCTATTCGCAGCTCTGGAGAGACTGTCTGATGATGATATCACAGGGGAGGACCTGCAAAAAGAAATAGAGAAAGCAGATGCTATATCTAACATCGGTAACGTGATAATTAACTCAGCTAAAATAGAGGTGGATTTTATGAAAGCTACCGGGATGATATCTACCACATCTGAGCTATTCAAAGGAGTTAATGATCCTAAAAGATTAGAAGCATGAAATACGTAAAATACTACAGAATGTGGTTAGTGGATGAGGTAGAGCCAGAAGGTGGCACATGGTGCTACATGGGGATGGATGATAAAGGCTACCTATGGCAGCTTAACTTCGCTTATCAAGAAACTGAACAGGCAGATACACTAGAACAATATCTCCGATGGGGATACAAAATACAAGAGCTATGAATGAGGAACTTTTTGAACTAAGCAAAGTACTTAACCAGGATATAATGGATATCATTAAGATGTATCAGCTAGATACTCCCAGTAGAAAGCAGGATCTAGTAAGTAAGAGATACTACCTGTATAACTACATGAGTGAGCACAGGCATATGACTACTACCATGATAGGCAGATACTTCAACAGAGACCACAGCAGCGTGGTGCATGGCATCTATGAACATAAGTACTGGTACAAAAAGAAGGATGCTAACTATCTTAAGTTCATCCATCCGGTACCTGATATGATTAGAGCTAAGAGATCTAATGTGAATATCTTTGATGTGGATGTTATGCCGCTGGATGATGAGGAGGCTAAGGTTACCATTACCGGTAACTTTTCCCCAAAGTTATTAAGAAGATTCCAGGAACAAATGACCAAAGAGGAATTATGCAGTACATTTGAACTATCATAATTTTTTAAGGGTTATATACGGAGAGAGGGGAGCAGTAGCTCCTCTTTTTTTGCCTATAACATGACGCTGAGTCAATTCTCTATATATACTACTCTATAAATTAGTACTATGCACAGTCTAAAATTTTTGTTTTTTTATCGTCACATCGTCACGCAAAGCCTGAAAGCTAATGCAGTATTGACTTGTAGACATGACGATAAATTATTTTTTCCGTCTTTTATTGTCTTATCATTGTCTTTTATTATATTTGTCCGCTATGTATAACCCAACAATTTCCGTATTCAGGTCTCTTTACAATTCTAAGGAGACTCCATTCAAGCTAACAGCTATAGAAGTATTCAACAGGATTAAGAATGGTAACCCTGATTTAATTAACAAAATAAACCTAATCAGAGATGGGGAGAGTGAGCATAAGAATAAGCTCATGGCCATCATGTTTAATGGTACCTTCAATGAGAGGAAGGATGATGGATTAATAGAGCACAGTGGGCTCTGCATCCTGGACTTTGATAAGTATCCGGATACTGACATCATGCAGGTAGAGAGAGAAAAGCTGCAGGCCTGCCCATTTGTCTACATGGTATTTACATCCCCATCCGGATTAGGACTAAAGGCAGTGATTAGGATACCACAGTCTGATAAGTATGAACATAAGAGGAGATTTGGAGCATTCCAGGAATACTTCCAGAGTGATTACTTCGATCAGGCTAACTGCAAT